TTACCTTGTATCAGTCCTAAAGATGTTACCAGTAATAATATTGCCAGCGGGTCAAATACGAATATAAGCATGTAAATTACCCATCTTACAGCGTTGTCAAGGTACTTGACAGCATTCTCCTGTCCGTATATTACCTCTGCAATGTACTTAATTGGGCCCACTTCACGTTCTAGTGTAAGTATAATCTGTTTACTTTCAAACATTTCGTCCTTATACCCATCTATTATATCATATGATTGGTCTATCAACAAGTTGAATTCATCTGTTTTTACAATCAGTTCGTCTACATCTCCAGTAGATGACTGTTGTAATCTCTTAATCTCTACGTTAGCACCGTCAATAGTTTCCTGTGCTTGTGACCTGTAGTTGTCTATGTTACCCTGTTGTTCCCCAATGTCGTCTCTTATCTGTTCTCTCTGACCGTTCTGTTGAGTGAACAAGGTGTTTGCCTGTGCAACGTAATCTATGACCTCTAACTCGTCCTGTGAGAACACACCACCCTCTTGTGTAGTGATTGTCTCGACACCCTTGACTCTTAGTTCATTTACTGCAGTATCTAAGGTCGTTAGTTGACCTCTAAGAGATGTTATTTGTCCCTTTGCATAGTCAATGTCACCCTGTACTCGCTCCCATGAGCCGTCTCTAATCTCTTCCTGTTGGGTGATAGACGCACTTACATCTATCTTAGACCCACTAAGATTCTCAATCCTATCTTGATAGGTTATTATCTTATTCTCTTCTCTTGCTATCTGTGACTCGATACGTTGTACTACTGATTGTGCTTGTGCAGTGTCACCTGTTGTTTCTGAATGTGCTTTGGATAGGTAACCGAATATACCAAGGGATGTAATGAACATGAGAACAACCACTGAAAATACTAGGTAGTACTTCATGTAGTTTAGTTTGTCCCATGCAAGGTGTAGATAGGCTGCAGTTACAACCTTACCGAACTCTAAAGCACCTGCCATGATTACGATACCCATGAAAGCACCAGCAAATATAGTTGCAAGTCCTAACACTGAGAAATATGCAGCGATTGATGCAATTCCTAGGGACGTAATTACCGCGAGGTAATTCAAAAATCTATCCATAATTTACCTTTTTATGTTTCTACGCAAGAGTTGAAATAGTGCATGGGGTTCATACTTCTTATTTCTCTTCTTGTAACCAATGCTTGATGCATCGGTTGAAACAGCTGCTCCAGTTGCGTTAACTGGTGCATCTTCACTTAGGTTGTCTTCAACCATTTTCTTATTCATGTCAAATAGTGTACTAATATACGTCATTTTCGGTTACCAATACCCTGTCTTCGTTGAGTCCGTTCATATAACCGATATACACATCAATCCCGAAGACTTTCGAATGATGTTCGGCTATTACGATTTCTGTTTTGTGAGCGTATTCTTTATCTAAGACTTCAAGTCTTCTACGTAAGTTGTATGTACCTACCTCTAGTTTACCGACTGACATGGATTCTTCTAGAACCTCTCCATCTATCTTACCTAATTCCTTTAGATGACGATAGAACTTTTCACATAGTTCTTCCATTTGGTTTTCGTCCATCTCATTTGATTCTTTTAACATGAGTAATGCAACAGCGTATGATGCAAATTGGGATTTACCGAATGGTACCTTGTTTATTATTTTCTTTAGATTGAATACAAGTCTGTGTAACGGTGTTAGGGAAGATTTCTCTGCAGAAGTTTCGGGGTTGTTGGGGATAGACACACCTACTTCATTGTCTATCATTTTAATTCGTGTCCCTTTGTTATCAATGAACCCGAATTTGTATGCCTGCATTTTTTCCCAAGGTGTAGTTAACATCTTGAGGATTCTAAAAGTTATTAGCGTATCTACGATTCTCATATATCTATTTAGGTGATTTTAAAGGTGGAGCTCCCAGTCTGATTCGAACAGACCACCTAATGCTTACAAAGCATTTGCTCTACCGAATGAGCTATGGGAGCTTAGAGGTCTCTTAACCTTTGTACAATTTCATCATCTAGGGGTAAGTCTGACTTAAAGTCCTGTGTGATGTACTCTAGGTATAATAAGAGGGTTTTAATTGAAGACCAATACCTATCTTCCTTAATTTTAAACTCCAACATCCTCATACATGCATCGTATCCAAAGACATTGAATAGACAAATAAGGTGATTGAGTAGTAGACGTTCCCTTAGTTCACCACTTTCATGGTATCTAAATAGAAGTCTCTTGAGGTATCTAAACCTGCGTAAGTCCTCTTGGAAGTCTTCCATGTCCTCACACTGAGGGTCATCGTAATGCTTCAGTGCAAATGCTGAAAAGTTTTTGGCTGTTAGTTTATCAAAAAGACTCATAATGTAATATAAAGTTAGTTGGTCTACCTTTATTTAGTAGACGCAACTAAAAGGTTTTAGACCAAAGAACCGTATACTTTGTAACTGTTGTTCTGTAGTCGTTCGTATTTCACTTTTAGTGAAACTGTTTTTTCTTCTTTTTCAAACTCATCATGTGGAGTATCAACGGTCTTACCGAAAGATTCCCCATAGAGAGAGAAAGATAGGTCAAACTCACCACTTTCATTGAATTCCATGTCATATTCATTACATGTTAAACCCAATTGACCGAGTTTTGCCTTCATTTGTTCAACAGCAGCGTTAGGATTCATGTATTCTGAAGAAGCAGTATGTCCTAGAATTGCATTTATCTTAGACTTAACAACAGCATCATCTATATTGTGAGGAACGTTCTCTGAAGAAAGTCCTGCTGGGGATGTACTGTGTTCTACCATAAATTCGTTGAATTTTTTCATAATTTTATCCTGTTATTGCAACACCAACACCAAGTACTTCTGCGTGAGCAGCGAATACTTCATGGGTGGAGTCTTTCTGAATGATTTCAGATTGACCACCACCTAGTGTGAATGTTCCTATTAAAGTTGGTGACGCATCACCAGTTTCTATTGAGACTAGTCTTGCTGTTGTGCCTGAGTTTACAACTCTCACTGCAGTTGAAACTGTGAAGTTACTACCGTTAGTCGATGAAACTCCACAAGCTGCTTCTGAACCTAATACTCTAATTTTCATCTGATTATGCAACCGCTGTTACGTTACCAGCTGCAGAACCGATTCCTGCTACTGAAGTGATAACCGATACTGTTGCAATACCTTTATCTTTAATCGTTCCACCTGCTAATGCTAATGGGTTTGCACCAATTACTAGTACATCATTGGCTGCGATTGCAGCGTTGGCTGCACCGTATACAATTGAGAATGTAAGTTCGTTAGTTCCAGTTCCACTTGCATATGTAAGTGAATGTGGGCCTCTACCTGTTCCAGCACCTTGGTTTCCGTTAGTTACTGATAAAGTAGGTGTACCTGTTACGTCAACTGCTTCGTTGAATATAACTTTTGCAGATAATGTTCCACCTGCTGATACGTCCCATGCTGTAGATACCCAATCGATATCCGTAATGTTCGCTGCCCCAAGAGCAGTAGTAAGTGCTGAACTTGACCATGCAACTAATGTTTCAGTCAATGTTCTACTTCCTACGATTTTCTTAAGTTCCCAGCCGTGTGGTTTTGCTGATGTGTTGGTTTTTTCAGCATCTGATAACCAGTTAGGTTTAGATTCTGTACCACTTGTATGTCCCCAAAGTGCCATGATTTTCTCCGTTTTTTTCCGTTATTTAGCAACCTTCAACACTGCGTCGAAGGTCTTTTTAAAAGATTTTATATCTTTTTGTAATAGTCGTGAGTATTTATCTCTTAAGGCGGGCTTAACAGACATTAATGCCTTATAAACTTTTTCTGCATCCGTATGCTTCACCTTCAACTTTTTCATATCATCTGTTCTTACTTCTGTATCTCGTTTAGTGTCCATCATTTTGGATAACTGAACTAATACATTTGCATCGGGTCTTAATTGCATACCCTTTGCTTTCGAGTTAAAAGCATCGATTGCTCTATCGATAACCTCGTCCTCTTGTGCTTCTGAATACTTTCCACCAGCCATTGTACTGATTTTCTCTATCGCTGCACGCAATTCTTTCTCTGATTTTGCTTTTGATACTGCACGTGCAATTTTCTTATTGCCACCGTCACTCATCATTGCAAAGTCTGAAGACTTCTCCATTATGGCACTAGTCTTCTTTGCAGCGTCTTTGATATATCCTAACTTCTTAAGTTTTTCCTTAAAAAGTGAATATCTTGCATCGCCCTTTACGCTCATTATTTACTCAAATCTGATTGTTTCATTGATGAAGGGTCACCATATGATGATTTTCCTCTTGCCACTCCATCAAAGTCATTGAGTTTCTTCTTAGTTCCATGCATAGCAACTATTGTATAACCTCTGTGCATACCTTTGTTACGTGTATCCATGGTAAGCTTTAGACCCATCAATTTTGCAGATTGTTCGAATTTCTTTTCTTCGGGTGTTGTCATACCTTTAACTCTGTAAAACATTATAGCTTCGTCAATAGACTCTTCAGAGATAGTCTCTTCTTTCATACCCATGATACGTTGTGCAAGACCTACAAGTTTTTTAACATCGGACTTTTCCATGTTTGCTTTGTTCTTGTCATTTACCTTTTCGTATGCTTGAGTGATAACACTTGCAGTGAACATGTCTACCATGATTCCACCGATTTTCTTTGCACCCTTAGTCTTAACGATTTCTTGAAAAGCAGGTATTAAGTTCTTACCTTCTTCAAGAGATTCTCCCTGCTCTGCTATGTATGATTCGTTTGCATATCGTAATGCTTGTTTGACATCTTTGTTGTCTCTTACTGCTTTACCGAAGAACTTTTGTATCTCTTTCCCTGCTATATCCATAGCACCACCCATGTCAAGTGCAACTTCAATTGCTTTCTTAACTTGTGGGTCTGTAATCTTGTTTCTTCTAAAGTACGTTGCAACTTCTCTACCAGTCAGCTTCTGCTTACCGTAAGGCCCTAAAGGATTTACCTTTCCGTCCTTATCTAATATTTTCTTTGCTTCGTGAAAAAGATTCATTGGATTATGCTCCGTATGGTGCAAGTATGGCTGACATAGCATCGTCATCATGTTTCTTCATGATGTAATAGATTTCGTCTCTTACGAATGTATCCATTCTACCCCAAACTTTATCCCACTGGTCGAGACCTTTCTTACTAATGACTGCTGGTTCCCCATCATCACTCTCTACTTCAATGCCTTTTTTAAGTTGTGCTATGATTGCGCCAACTTCTTTGTCATTGATAGTCTCTTCTTTCTCTAATTTCTGTAGGTCTTTATAGACTTTTGAATTGATTTTTAACTTAGACTTAACAACTTTCTCTGAGATATCTTCTTCACCCATGTTAAGTTTAGGTTTTCTATACTTACCCACTGGTGATTTTGCTTTATCTCTTGAACCCTCTTCTATCTGTCCTTCAAATACAGACATAAGAATTCTTTCAAATCCTTTGTCTTCTTTGATACCTAATTTTTTGATTTCGGCTGCAATCTTCTTATTGATGTCACCGACTTCTTTTGTTGCAGCGGGGCCTTGTGCAACTAGTCTTGCTTTTTGCATAAGAAGGTCTGAGTATTTTCCATACTTTCCAGCTTTCTCATTGAATGTCTCGGATTCTGCAACTCCGTCTAGGGGTGTAGGTAAGATTTCTTCTATCTTATATGCTTTCTTCTTTGATGCATACAGTCCTTCACTCTTTTCGTCTTTACCTTTCCAGTTTGCATCGATATAATCGTAGAACTCTTTCTCTTTGTCACCCTTAAGTTCTGCTGGAGATGTAACTCCAAACTTCTTAAGTGCAGCGTTAAAGAAATCCTTATAGTCTTTACCTTCAGTAACGATTTTACCAGCAGCTGCTAGTAAGTCGTCTGATAGACCGTGTCCTAATCCTTTGAAATTGTTCATTGTTTGAGTTCCCCTTTTTCGAAATAGTCGAACATCTTCTCTTTGCCTTGTTCATCAAGACGTAAAGACTTTGCAAGTCTACCTAACATGTTTTTTTCTGTAAGTTTTTCAGCTGTTTTAGCTAACGATAATTTTTCTTCTTCTACTATGACTGGTACTTCGGGTAGTTTATCTTCTGTATCCCCGATTATCTCTTCAGTACCTTCTGCAAGAGCTATGATTTTAGCTTCAACTAGTTTTAATTCGTCTTGTAATTTAGTTTTTTCTTCATGAAGTTTCTGCAATGCTCCGACACTTACATCTTCTTCTAAGTGTGCAATTAAGAGTTCTATCTCTTCATTTACAATGTCTTCAGCCGTTTTTTCTACCGAACCCTCTTTGCGTGGTTCAACGTAGTTACGAACTTCGTCTAGTTTTTCCTTCCAGTTTTCTGATTTATAACTCATAGTCTTATTTATGTTATTTGTATCCTAACGACGAGATTCCCCTCACCTTTTACTAACCTGTGATAGGTCATTCCTTGGATAAAATGGTCTTCTCCTCTGTTCATTTGTATTGGTAACTGGTCATCTATTTGCAGTTCCCAATGTTCACCTTCTAGAACATGTACCATTCGAGACTCCGTGTCTCTATGCCATACAAGTTCTGCTTCATTTACGGTATCAGTGAAAGTACGTATCATGTACTTTGTTCCTGTTCCGTGTTGTTCTAAAATTTGTTCAGTATACGGTTTAATCGTCTAACCCTTTAACATAAGTGTTATCATCTTTATAAGGGTTACCACCCTCATACCAACTACCTTCTTTCTTTTCCGTTGTTTCTATGTCTGTTAATCTAATCTGGCCTGATACCCAGTTCTCTGCACAATTCTCTGCATATGATTCTGAATGATTATGCACCTTTCTTGTTGCTAACCAGTCATCTACTTCATGTAAATCAACTTCCCAACCTTTTGGGGTCTTAAATACCTCGGCCAACCTGTTGTTGTCGCGATAAGTGTGATACAATTCTCTCATAATATTTATTTCCTACACCTATATTTAGACTACCAAAAAAAGTCTCCACCACCCGACAAACCTAATTGTTTTGCATAGTATGGTAGTCTGCAAGCCCAATAACCTGCTGTAGTCTTATCATTCTTCGTGTCGCATTGGTGTCTTGCAACAAAACTTTTACGGGCCTTATCGTTCTTTAACTTAACTTTCAGTCCTGTAGTATCACCCCAAGATATCTTCTTTACCTTGTCTCCGTCCTTAACGTAAACGTAATACTTCTTTGAACCACCCACTTTGGGTTTGTTCAACTCGGGTTCCTTCTCGTCTTCTTCTAGAATCATTGGACAATCCAATGGTACGAGTTCTCCTTCATGCACATCAAAATTACCGAGTTCTGTTTCGATGATGTTTCTATCAACTTCTGTAAGTCGATATTTGTTCTCTGCAACAAGTCTTCTTGCTTCATTGATAGTTTCAAAATACATCAATGACCCCAATCTAAATGGGTTATCAGTGAGGTTAGTTCCTTCTATCTGAAGCGTCTCTAGAGTTTCGTCTATTGCAACTTCCTTAAGTGTCTTCATAATTTAAGTTATTCTACTCTTCGGATTCTGACATATGGTATCCACTACCATCACAATGAGTACACTCTTTATCGTCTACTTCACCAGAGCCTTTACATTCAGGGCATACAACTTTGTCTGCTTCTGCAACGTCTAATGACTCCTTCTGATATGGATATCCTTTTAGGGGGTTAGGAAACTTAGTAGAGAAATGTTTCTTTTGCACTTCTTCGTTTACTGTTTTGATAGCCATCAAGTATTTCTCAACTGCTTGGCCTGGAGTATCCTCTTGATATGAAACTACTGCTTCATCTGTACCAATTTCTAGTACTCCGTTGTCTGTTTTATTACCTGTCATCTTATACCCCTTAAATTTCTTAATGCTTCTGTATTGAATTCTTTGATTGGTTTTCCATAACCACCACCGTGGTCTTCTGCAGTTTTAAGTTTTGCAAGTTGGTCAACCAAAGGTCTTAAATCGTGATTCTTATCGTTAGTGTTGTTTTTTGCAAAGACACCTACTTTGAATGCACTTGAACCTTTTCTTGGGTCACTGTATAAAGGAGCTCCGTTTGCATCTTTGATGTTTAACTTATGTGTCTTACTGTATGCAGATACGATTTTCTTTGCTTGATTCCAGTCTTTCTCGGTTTGTTTATCATCACCTCTGAACTGAATTTCAAAATCTGTTATTCTTTCAGAACCTTTAATCTTATCAGGCCTGAACTTCTCGCCTAAAGACTCATTTGCCTTTCTGTCTGCATCTCTCTTTTTATCTATTGCATCGTTTGCTGATTCTTTCTCTTTTTGACCAGCCATCTTGTCGTTGTCACGGTCATGTCTTTTCTGTAGTGCTTCGACTTCTTGTTCTTGTTTGTCCTTAAGTCTCTCAATCTCTTCTGCTTGTTTTGCTTTTAGATTTGCAGAATCTACGGCTGCATCTTCCTGTATCTCTACCTCTTCACCAAATTTAAGGAATAGTTTACCCTTTTCTTGTGATTGAGATGTAACTTTATGTTTAACCATTGCACCAATGCTGTTTAGCATACTTTCTGCAGATTCGGGATTCTTTGCATAGGTCTTCTCTATCTTATCTGAGACTTTCTTAAGAATAACATCTGTGATATGTTGAATACCCGATACTAGTTTACCTTCTGAGGTGTCTTCTATTACAGTATTCTTTGGGTATGATTTCTTGATATATCTAAGAATCTCTTGTACTCTTCTACCATCAATTACTGCAAAGACTCTAAACTTACCTTGGTGTTTCTTTAGTATGACTTGAGCACCCATACCAGTAGTTTCTAGTTTATCACCCTTTGCTATAACGGATTTACCAACCATGTCTTTACCATCATAGAATGCATCAATGACCTTCTTATCTTTAGGAGATAATGCTTCTGTTAGGGTTGATTCACTCATTACTAAAGCACTCAACTGTTGTGCAATGACTTGCATCTGTGCAGCTGGAATGCTTTGGAGTGCTTTCACTTGGTCTTTAGTAAGACCTTTGATTTTCTTGAAGACATTTGACACTTTACTTTCATTGTGTACTAGGTCATTAAAGGTAACAGACTCTTTCGGTACACAATTAGGGACATCCTTTCCACCCTTCTTCTTCATACCGATTTGCTTATAGTTCTTCCAACATGGGTCATCTTCCGTCATCGGAGTTTTGCATGTATCACAACTACATTTAGGTGTTTTCTTTTCTTGTAATATCTTATCTAATATATCCATAGTGTTATTTATCGTTTTTTAGCATCTAATTCTGCTTGTTTCCAAGCTAATGCTTTCTTGTTAGAAGGTAATGACCCACTCCATCCCAATAGTTTGGCATAGAGACCACTTGCTTTCTTTTTGATAGCAGATAAGTCGTCGTCGTTTGTTACGTGTATGAAGTTCTGACCAAAGATTGACTTCATTTCTTTTGCATTCTTTTGCGCTGCAGTCCAGTCTGATTTAACTATCTCAGCAGGTACGACACGAGGTCTACCTAAATTTCTTTTCTGTGCATTTTCTAGTGATGCATCCACGTATACCATTTTGTAATCATAACCCATTTGGTCTAATAATTTCTTATAATTCTTAATCTTCTGTGCCTTTGCACTAGTAGTATCAAAGATAAGACCTAGTCTTCCTCTGAGATATGCATCTAGGTTCTTACCAGTAATCTTCTTAGCTTTTGCTCTGAGAGGGTCTCTGTCCTTTGCATCTACCTTTGAAAGGTCAAGACTTAGTCCTGCCTTCTTTAATCCGTGTTCAAACGCTGCATCGGTATTGACCATCTTAAGTCCTAACGACTTTAGTGACAATGCATCAACTACTGTTGACTTACCACTGCCTGGGCCACCCATAAGGAATACTGCCTTAAAGATACCTTGGTCGTAAACACCTTCGGTTATAAGGTCTTCAATCATGTAGTCGGGTAGGTGTGACTCAACGATTCCCATTCCTTTACGAATATCTTTGTATAGACCTTCTACATCCTTTTTATTTGTTGATGGAACACCTTGTGCAAATGCTTTAAAGTCACCGATTTCTGCAAGAGCTCTTAACTTGGATGCACTCATACCACTTAGGTCATCTGCATCGGGGTCTCTCTCCCCTGCTGATACAATTTGAATGTCCTCAAACTTGTAGTAACCGTGTCTTGCTTTGACACCATTGTATTTGTTCAGTAACATTTCGAATTCTTTGATTCTGTCTGAACCAACTACCATCTTAACTCGTGAGAATCCCTGTCTATGGAGTTCATTTGCAATATCAAATACAGTTCTTGCCTGTACGTCTGCAACTATCCTACCAAAGAACTTCTTAAGGTATCTTACTTTGACTTTATGGTCTAGAGGGTTTTTCTGTTTGTCGTTTGAATGGGATGAGAAAAGCATTGGTTGATAACCACCGCTAGATTCTTTTTTAAGCTTTGTAACTAACTTTGCATGACCAGTGGTTGGTGGATTGAATCTACCAAATGTGAATACAACACCTTTGTCTTTTGCTTCAGTTAAGAATTTTCCGAATGTTTTACTCATTATTTGTCCCAGTTCTTAATTGCAGTAAAGTTATTGAATGCAAACTCCATACGGTCTACTAGTTTCACAGCTTTACCTGTTCTATCGATTGCAACGTAACCTTCGGGGTTGACTGCTTCAAATCCCTTATCAGTTTTCTTAAACGTTCCAATACTCTTTACTCTATTTAGGGCAACGATAATTATCTGTTTTGCAACTACCAAATGACCCATGAAACTAGTGAGGTTTGTTACGAACTTCTTAAGTCCTCTTATCTCTCTTGATAAGTCATCACCGATTTCTTTCTTAATTTGTTTATGTTTTTCTGTCTTAACACCACCGACAACCTTATCTGCCCATATCTTCTCAAAGTGATTCAAGTATCCAACATAGGATGGGTTGAACTTACCTTGTCTGATTAATGAGTTACAGTACGTCTTGTAAGATGCACCAGCACCTTTCTTTGTGATAGTCATCTGTATGTCTTGGAACTTCTGTAGGTCTTTCTTAGTGATACCGTGGAATGCTTTACCTGTTACAGTCAACTCTTTGGTCAAGTTAGCAGTCTCCATTGCAGTCATTGAACTGTTACCAGTGACATCTTTGTATGTTGCATCGTCTAACCACACATCGGTACTAGAACCTAACTTAGATATGTTTGCACCGAATGATGCACCCAATCCTTCTATAGTGGCACCTTCGTATGTAGTATGGAATACAATTCCCATCTTAGAGTTTGCAATTACTTTACCGAGCTGAGAATCTACGTCAACTGCATATAAAATTGTGTTGGGTTGGAATGTAATGTATGACTTACCATCTATCTTTTGTGTCTTGGTGTCGTTAGTGTACATCAAGTCACCTTGCATGACTGTGTTCCAAGATAGTTTAGATAAGCATTTGAATGAGGTTAAGAATTTCTCTTTGAGGTTACCACTGAGGTCGGGACTGTTGTTTATCTCGTCTTCTGAGGTATAAAATAACGGTGTCTTGTTGAATAGGGATTTCTTTGCAACAAAGAACTGACCTGTTTCGGGATGTTTTCCACAAAATATAGCAGGAGCTCCATCCCATTTTACAGTCATGTTAACTGAAGATGAAGAATGCCCCTTCATCATATCTCTAAGACCTTGTAAGAAGTTAATTGCACCTCTGCCACCATCAATACCTTGATTGATGATTTCGTCTTCTAGATGTTCTAAATGTAGATTTTTTGCACTCATAGTAGATATTATACCACAGTTTGTGGTTCCTGTCTACTATTTATGGTTCTTTTTTAGCTACGGTGCTATGGTAGTTTCACCAGCATCGATTCTTGCTTGGATAGCAGCGATGTCGGTTACGTATGAATCTATTGATGCAGTAATGACTGCTGAGATTTCAGAATTCATTGCAATTGCATTTGCTGGAGAACTGTTTTCAGTCGAAGCTCTTTCTGCAACCATATCAACAAACATTTGGTCTAAATCATCTGCATTAACACCTTGTGTGTCATGCCAAGTTAGGAATGCATCTCTTCCAGCTCCTGTCCATTCTGCTGGAGTTGATGATGATTTTGTTGCACCAGTGAAATAAGTCTTATTGACTCCATTATGCCAATCTTTTTGATTAACTAGTGATTGATGATGTGCAGTTTGTTCTGCTAATAGGTCTGTAAGTTCTGACATGTATAACTCCGTGTGTGTTTACAGGATTATTTATGTTTTAGACAGCGGTGTCGAGTGCAATTTGTCCTCAATTTTATCAATTTTTTTCGATATTTTCTTAGATGCTGAGGTGTCGTGGTCTTTTTTTGCTTCTCTGAGTTTCTTCTTCAAAGCAATCTTCTCTTCTATTGCAGAGATAACGTCTGTGGATTTCAAATTAGTAGTCATAATATAACTGTATTTATAGCACTTCAGAACACCTGTTATAAGCTTCTGTTCCTGTAGTGCGTTCTATTTGTGTTCTTGTATCCCAATCGTATTGTGTGCATTCTTCAGTAAGGGAACCATTTGTCATCTGTTGTCTAAACAACCACGAATTGATAGAGGAATTACCACCTTCATATAGGTTGAAGTCATCTGCATATAAAAGATACGTGTTGCTTTGTGACCCACTCATAGACATATCAATTGTAGTGATATCATTATATAACTGTACTATATCTGAGGTGTTCCTAGTACTCATTAGAGTAACAATGTTATCTGTGTAGTATGGGTTATCACTGGCTCGGATTCTTAATTCAAAACCACTAGTTGTGGCATTCTTACCACTCATAATGACTGAACGATAACTATCCCTAACTGCAAGTTCTATGGAATGGTCACCTATAAATCTTACGAAAGTTTTCTCATAGTTATATCCACCAACTTGTTTTTGTTGTTCTACGGATATGTGTACTCTGTAACCACTTACAATAGTTTCACTCTCTTTATTCTCTTCATAGTTCTCTGATATGATTACTGAAGCGTTTGCTTCTAGATTTGCCATAGTAATTGCAATGGGTAGACCATTTTGGTCTAATATCTGACCTAGAGAGTTACCCTTAACATCGTTAAAGTTATGTCTACGGTTGTATCTAAACCACTCGTCTTGTTGTGTACTGATACTTTGATTTTGTATGTCGAAGGTAACAGAAGTGAATTCTTGGTTTTGTAGTATTTTACCAATGATTGTTTCTGTTAAGATTCCTCTGAATCCCATGTTGTATTGTTGTTTGAGAACATTCTCGACTTTGTGTAGTGTGGTAAGGAAATCTACAACTTTTTCACCTATGGCTTGTTGTGTGGTATCACCCGACGCTATGAAATCGTCATAGAAATAGTATCTACTGATATTGAAATTGGTTTCTAGGTTGTATAAGAAATTGTTGACATCCTGTTTAATGTTATCTGCAACACTGTTTGCACTAGAACCACAACCATCTGCAACTGTTATGCCACTAGGTAATAGTTCATTGATTGATGTGACCAACATAGTAGTGAATGGGGTAACATTTGCTTTACCTGTACCCATTTCATGTGGGAAGTACAACATAGTGTATGCATCGTTCACATATCCCCTTGTTGAATCCCATGCACCTACTGGTACCTCTGCAACTCTTGGACGGTTTAACCCACAATTGGTAGTGAAGTTTGTTACTGCACTAAATTCTGTTGCAAGGAATTCATACTCATTGTTATCAGTATTGTAGGTTCCCGAAGGTTCACCTTCATCCTGTACTAGGTTGAAGTTAAAGTCGACAAAGACATTTGCACCTTCGACGTATCCATCAATGACTTTGGTGCCATATATCGGGGACGAGGAAACTGGGGTGGTAGTGGGAAACTGAAGTTCTGCAAGGGTAGGTGTAACTGCTGTACCACCACCGCCACATGATGATAATATCACCACTCCAGCAAGTAAAGTTAATTTATTTTTCATTGTAAAGACCTCTCATAATCTATAGTACTATTATACACTATAAGTAGTGGTCATGTCTAGAGGCTTTAGTCTTTAGTCTTAAACTCTTCTCTTAGTTCGGGGAATTCCGATAAGAATCGCATCATTATATGAAGGTTATTATCGTCCTGTGCTAGTTTTGTAAGCATCTCTCTGAGAGCCATATAGTTGTCCATAGAGACATCTCTTCGTATCTCTGCAACCATCTCTTCTACTAATATATTAGGTTTGTAAGTCATTTTGTGGACTTACTTTTACGTTGCCTGAGATTGTTATCCTAGGACTGTCGCTTTTGTTTGGGGACACTGCATGTAAAACTGTTGATGGAAAGATGTATAAAGTACCTTTACCTTTTAGGTCGGGAACATAATCCATATGTGCTTCATATGTGTCAAAGTATTCCTTTAAACAGTTGTCACTATTGGTTGCATTTCTATTCTTGAATACAATATGTGAATCACCTGCTTGATGAATATAACACCAAGAGAAATCTGAATTTCGTGTTCCTTGGTGGTCATGTGCATCTTGGAATCCATTCTTCTCATAGACATTAACCCATGGTACTTCGAATTGACTGGACATTAACATCTTAGGCCCTAATGCATCTAAGAATTGACTGAACTCGTCATAGACTTTGTCCATAGGAACTCTGTAATCAATTTTATAGTTTGCATCTACACCGTTAGATGTCTTACAATTACTAAATGTAAATTCTTCCGTACATAGAACTTCAGTATCAATGAATTCATCAAACCAATCATCAATTTCACTTGCTGAGATTTGGATGGCTGTAATGGGCTGACCCCATAATAGAATATCAGACCTTGAAGTCTGCAAAATCTCGTTTTTGTCCGTCATTTCTTCCCCTATCAAACACTGGTGTGTCGTCACTAATATTCGTTGAATCGTGTAACTCTTCTTGTGCTTCTTGTTCACAATCGTATAACTTCATACGACTTCTATCTACTCCAATGACAAACCTTTTAAATATGGTTGGGTCATTGTATCTGTTCTTTAACTGTTTAACGACCATTTGGTCTAGTTCTTCCAACTCTTCGGATGTAATCAGTGCAAACATAAAGTCGGCTGTTGCTGGTAATCCGAATGACTCTGAGGTATCTGTTAGTTCCACATCTGTAGAACCATAACCACTACGAGTCGTTTGTGTTGCACTCATGATTGGTACATTAAACTCTACTGCAAGTCCTCTGAGTTCTTCTGCAATACTCTTAACCAGTGTATAACTGTTTGCACCAGCTCCTGGCTTTACTCTTGCACTTGAACATATATTTAGGTAATCGATATAAATCATATCGGGTTTGAAATCTTTCTTAATACTCAACTCTTGTAGTAGATGTCTAAAGTGACCAACGTGAGCTGATGCAGTAGGATATTCCTTTATAATCAACTTACCTTTGGTCTTCTCTTTAATCTTATCAATCTTCTTATCAAACATTTTCTTAGATAAGTCGGGTAAATCTTGCATAGGGATATTCAATGTGTTTGCATCGATTCTTTCTGCAATCCTTTCCTCTGACATTTCCATGGTAATGTATAAGACATTCTTGTTCATCATTAAGTTAGCAGATGCCATGTGACACATGAAAAGGGACTTACCCACACCTGTTCCTGCCAAGCAGATATTCAAGGTTTTATTGGGTAAGCCTCCCTTAGTAACTTTGTTGAAGTATTCCAAATCAAATGGTAACTTCTCTTCTTCTGTGTGATAGAATTCCCATCTATCATCGGAATTTTCTATGAAATCATGACCAATATTGGTATCGAATGATACAGACAATGCATCCTTTAAAAGGTCGGGTATTTCTCCAGTCGAGCGTTGGGACTTCTTATCGATGACTTCGATACTGTCCATCACTGCAATATAGATTGCTCTATCTTTGCACCATGATTCAGTTTCGTTTACCAACCAATCGGTTGGTGTCGCTTCGGTAAGTTTTCCTATACTATCTACAATAGTTTTGCTTTGAGATAACAGTCCATCATTCAATGACGTGTTGTTATCTAGATTTATGAGAAGTGCTTCCACTGTAGGTGGTTTAGTGTACTTATCGAAATAAGATATTATCTCGTTAAATACAGTCTTCTCGTCCGACTCGGAGAAATACTCTTCCTTAAGGAACGGTATTACCTTCCTTGTAAAGGGTTCATTCTGAACTAAGTTCTTCAGTATTGTCTGTTCTAATCTCACTTGTTCCATACTTAAAATATTCCTGTGCTTTCTCTTCAAGTAACGCCATTACATCGGGTGTAAAGTGTTTCTCGGGATTGTTATTAATTGTCTTTCCGAATTCGGTTTTACCTGTAGGTAGTTTAACACGAGTTCCTTCTTTTGTAAAGACGCCAAATGCAAGTGCCATGTCTAAAAGACCATAGTACCTGTCCAATCCTTTCTCATAAGAAAGTCTTACATCCACCACTCTATTCTCAACTGTCATCCTTGACTTTGCATTCTTGCAATGGATGATGTTTCCGATTACCTCTGTACCCTCTTTCTCTTTCTTCTTAGAAAGATAGATGATTGATGATGCAGCGTACTTGAGTCCACTACCACCACCCATCTCTTTTTGAGGGAACATTGACCCAATCACATCATATGTGTGATTAGTGACAATCATGGGGACACCAACTCTACCTAATTTCAATGTCAAGACTCTGAATGCACCTTTGGTGATTTGAGCTCTTGTCATATCTTTGGTTTCCTTACCTTCTGCAGTGTCTTCGATTTCTTTAGTAGTTGATAACATACCAAGTGAATCTAAACAAAACATCATTTTAGGACGTTTGGTTTTGGGGGTATCATTATACTTATCCAGTATACTGATTGCTTGATTTCTGAATTCCTGTACTGTAACAACTGGAACAATAACAACTCTTGACGAGTCTATTCCTCTTGATTCAATCATATCTCTCGATATTGCAGATTCAGATTCAAAGTAAATCACTGCTGAATCGGGATGGTCTTCAAGGAATTGTTTTACCATGCCGAGGGCAAAGTAAGTTTTTCCTGTTGCAGATTCTCCAGCGATTGCTGTGATTTTGTTTGCTGGTAGACCACCGTATAGTGACCCACTTAATAGTGCATTAAAAATATGACTTCCAGTATCAATAAAGGAATCCACATCTCCAGCTGCGACACCGTCGGAAACTATACTTGCGTATTCGTTGCCCGATGCTTTTACTAAATCTTTTAAAAATGACATAACACTTCTCCTAATGTATACATCTATTATACACAAAGGGTGGTGAAATTGTAAGAGGGTTTTAGAGTTTTTTTTCTATTTCTTTTAGAGACTTACCAACTTGAGACATTTTTTGGTCGAATTTGGTATGTTCTTTCATCATTGCTGTAAGCTTAGTCATAGATATTTCTAGATGAAAGATACAACCAAAGATAATCATAATCATTCCTATATAGAAACAATCCATGATAGTAATCAACATTAGGAAACCTCGTCTATTTGCTCTTGTGTAACGGTACCGTTACTGAGTAATAGAGCTCTATGTTCCATGTGTCTTTCTTGAGTAGTGTCTTTGTTTTCACCAGTGTATAATACTGCGTGATGGTCAAAAATCATTCGTTGATTGACTGAAACTCTTTCGTCTGTTTGAACGATTGGATTTCCTTCTTCGTCAAGTGGAGTAACAAATAGTTCTCCAAGTATTCTTCCGAACTTTCCTTTGTCATGACTAACGAGTGTGACATCACCTTGTGCAAGTAATTTTGTAAGATGATACTTAGATGCTTTACCAAAAACCTTCTCCACTAAGTCTCTTGTACGTGACTCGGGGGTATCGATTCCCATAAGACGCACTCTTTGTTTTTTTAGTACAGTTGAAAACCCTAAATCTATATCAACGTCAATTGTGTCGCCGTCAACGATTTTGGTTACTGTTACGTGAAATTCTGCTTGTTTAAATAATTTTTTACCCATGATTCTATTTAGGAGTTCGCTAACTTAGGGGGGTTATTATGACCAATCATTGAATGGTCTAAGATGGGATGTTTGTAGTCTTCTGCTTGTTTGGACTCATAGTCTACCATCGCCTGTTTAATAGCATCTTCTGCTAGTACTGAACAATGTAATTTGATTGGTGGTAGTTGCAGTGCATCTGCAATGTCTTTGTCTTTGATGAGTTTTGCTTCATCGATAGTCTTACCCATCATCAAGTCCACGAACAACGAAGAAGATGCAATTGCACTCCCACATCCGTAAGTCTTGAATTTTACGTCGACAATCTTTTCGTTGTCATCGAGTAAGAGTTGAAGTTGCATTACATCACCACACGCAGGAGCTCCTGCAAGTCCTGTTGCAACCTTGGGATTGTTTCTATCCAGTGAACCAACAGCGTGTTTTTGTGGGTTAGCGAGTACGGCTTCGAACCGTTGTACTACTTCTTTTGAGTATGCCATATAGTTATTTATCCAAAAAACGCATCAAGCGACGCAACTGGTTCAACATTCCAGCCAATCTTCTCAATAACCACCTTCAATGGTTCTATGAATGACTTGTCAAATTGCATGTCGTAGTTGATATATTTGTGTAATTCCAACTCTCTCGGAAGTACATTCAAGAACGATATGACGTTCTCGTTAATTGGGTTAGGTGTTGTGAGGTATGTGAAGTGTAACTTCTCTCCACTCTTAATCAACTCGTAACGTTTGTGTATGTTCTTCTTCTTGAGATGATGGTTGTAAAGTAAAGCACCGCGTACGTGTATGGGTGTACCCTTTCCGTAAATCATCGATGGGTCTGCATACTGTTGTAGATTGTTGCAACCTCTTGGTGATGACATGTCTTCGGGTGGTAACCTTCTGAAGTCCATACGAGCATTCTCTACGAAATCCCATAGTTCTTGTTCGTCACCTTGCATCACAATCTTGAATGCATCCGTAAGTCTACCTCTAACCCATTGTGGTGTACTAGACTTTGCAGTCTCAATACCCATCATCTTGAGTTTAGGTACGGCTAGTCGGACTCCTTCGTTGTCGATGACGTTGAGGATATATCTTTTCTTTGCTGTCCATATTCCTCTGTCGGCGATGACCTCTCGTCCCATCTCCATTTTTTGTTCGTATGCGTTGGTGTATTCTGCAAGGTCTTCGAAACCTTTTTCAAGAACGCTCTCCATGTGTGACTTGGCGATGGAGTCGATGAAGTTAGTGATTTTGGTTTTATCTGTTTCATTGGGCATGACCTGTTGTATCAATTTGTCTAGTGTAATATAAACAGAATCAGTATCCATTGCAACAACATAATCTTCGTCTGTCTTTAGAGTTGTGTTTAACCAATCATTGATTGTCTTCTCTGCATGTTTGATAATCAACTGACCCGACAATGTGATTGCCTCGGCAAGTTGTGGGTCAAAGAATGCAAAGTATTGATTGGCCAATGCACCATAAGCTGAGTTAAGTGCAATCTTTCTAACCTGTTGGTTATTGTAAGAACGTTTGATTAATGTATTGAGTTCGTTCTTACGTGTCTTGTCTTTACAAGTTTGCAGTTCCTTCTGATACTCAATCATCTTACCCTTCCACATCTTACGTTCGTCATAGAACTTCTGCATAAGTTCGGGAAGGAAACCTTGTTTGTCGTTAGAGAACCTAGCACCGTTTGGTGTGATACCGAATGCACCGTCAACTACTGTTTCTTTGTTGAATAGTTTCTCTACGGATGTATCTGTTAGTCCTCTCTGCATCTTCTCGGGTGAGATGTTGTACTGCATAATGATGTGAGGATACAGTGAGTTTAAATCGAATGAGACAACCCATTCATGTTTACCCACGATAGGTTCTTTAACATATGCACCTTGAATCCTGTCACCTTTTATCTGACCAAGTCTCTGAGGTGGTGTAGCAATGTTCTGTTCTTTAAGGAAGTTGTAGATGATTGTTTCCCAATACTTAACCATACCAAATGTATCATTGTAGTTACATTTTGCATTGTAAGACATTGCAAGAATCAATTCCATCAATCCTAGTTTGTCTTCTAAGTCTTCTACCAAGGTAACATCCTTTACATTATATGCAAGGAACTTAGAATAGTTGTTTCTGTATAGATGGTGAAGAGAACCTTCCTCTTCATAGCTTATCTTGGTCTTACCTAACTCTACCTTTGCAATATGGTCTAGTCTGTAAGACTCTTGGTTTACGAATGTATGTTTTTTGTATAGTTCTAGGTAATCAATTACATTGATTCC